AGATCGAAGTGAAGTGTCTTGATGTCAAGTGGTGTAAACGAGCTATCTTTTGAGAATAGGGTTATTAAATCAATCATCCAGAGGTTCTGGCTCTATTGTGAAGTCGGTGTCAATCACACGCTTCAACATTTCTGAACGGCTCATTATTACAGTATTATTGACCGTTCGTGGCTTAGTTGCTGTAACAGCAACTTTATCCTTATGACGTTTGTGTTCGGCAAGTTGTTTGACAGCATCTAGTGCAGTGTTTAGAAGTCCGTTAGCAACTTCCATGTTACGTGCCGCATATTTGACATCACCATCTGTTGCGATATTAACTTGCATGTCGTACGCTGTTAGTGCTATATCATTAATGTCGTGGAGTTTCTTTTCAATCTCATTATCTTTGACGTCATACTGGCCGTGAGGAACAATGTCAGTTGTTACATGACGTTCTGTTGTTGTCACGGTTGTTCCTGTAGGTATATCAAATACCGCTTCAAGAGGATGTTCAACAAGTTTTTCTTCTACGATCTTTGTCATATTGAGGTTTGAAATTGTTTATCTGTCTTTGATTGTTGTTTAAGATACCACTCTGCTGTTTCAAGAAAGTTAGCATCTGTAATCATTATGTCAAGGACTTCACTTGTTAAGTCATCAAAATCAATATTGTTGATGTCAACACCTAACTTTCTTGTGTTGGAAGTGAGAACAGCACGGAGGAACTTTTGAAGTTCTGTTCTTACGGTGGCATCATCTTCATCCTTAAAGTGCTCGTAAGGATAGTCATAATCAATAGCTGCCTTTCTCATAACAGGATCGAATAAAACGCTCCGCATTCCATATTCAGGTTCAGCAATTACTTTGCGTAGTCCAGCGATCGCAAATCTTACAATTTTATCTTTCTTTGAAGGGTCGAGTTTAGTGTCAGCATATAAATTCAGACCAGGAGCATACGCTGCTAAACCACCAATAGTCTTCAAAAAATCACGTCTTGTTATTTCGTTAATTATCTCACTCAATCTCATATTACTTCCTTCGGAACAGTTCACGTTCTGTTAGGATTCGAAACCTATATCCATGTTGCTTACAGTATTGTTCAGCAGCTTTCCATTTCGCAGTGTTAATTGAGAACATTAGTGCTTCCATAAGGTCGGCACTATTTTGTAGTTGTTTACTAGGTTTGATTTCGATAATTTCTTCAACTACTTGATTATATTTATCTTTATACTTAATGTAGTAATCGGGAAAATACCTGTGCATTTGATTGTCGGTAGGTTTTAGATATGGAATTGCAAGACATTCACTACCCCACTCAAGAACACTAACGTTGTTGTCAAGAAACTCATGGAACTTACGCTCCCATGATGACATGAACCGAATCTTATCTTTGTTCTTCCCGACATATTTCTTTGGATTCTTGAGTTTATAGTACCCCTGGTGGTATCTACGACCACCAAAACTTCGGTACATTTTTTGTTCAATTTCCTTATTTGTTGTCATGTTTAACTGCCATAAATCTTTGAACTGATAGATGATGTGAAGTTAGATGAACTACCAGCTGGAATACTGTTTATAGGTGGAACAGTGGTATTTTGACTTCTAACGTCACTACGTGGCTGACCTGATGCATATGGTAAGTTATTGTTCTCAGCATGTAGTGTTGCTCTGTGATCAAATCTGTTTGGAGGATCATTTGGTCCTGGTGGATGATTTAACGCAGTTTGGTAATCCACTCTACTTGCTTGAGCTTGCCATTCGGGTGTTCCAGGTGGTGCTGTAATCGCATCATATCCAGTATTTGCCTCTCTTGCCATTGCAACTGTTCGTGCATTTCTTGTAGTCGTAGGAGTCGCAACGTCCGGAGGAGGTGAAGTAGATGATCCAAATGGTGGAGTAACAGGTGTTGCTGGTGTAACGGCAGCAGTTGTTGTAGGTGTTGGAGCCGCAGTCGGATTTGACGCTTGTTGAAACTCTGTTGTCGTTCGTCTGGTTGGTGTTGATATGTTTTGTGGTTGTGGGTTTAACTTTTTCATTCCTTCAAAGTTTAAGTGTTTAACACCATCAGCAACTGCCCTCTGTAGTTCATTAAGTTGAGTTGCAGTTGAGACTCCAACTTTAAGATCTAACATATCATAGTTGAATGTGAATGTTACCGAGTTTGTATTTGATTCACTCATGGTTAAGTCATCAAGAGTGAAGTCTGTAATTCTTGGATTGTAGTATTTGTAAATATCAACAAACTTACCGAAACTATATGCGTGGTAGATTGTGATACTTTCAATAATTGCTGTTGCTGATTGACCCTGAGCATTGCCACTCTCATTATATGCCAAAGGACCGAGAGAAGCTGTCCATGGGGCATTTGGATTAACAACCTGTTTTAAAGTCCCACTAAAAAATCCCTTGTCGAAATCCATACCAGCAGAGTCAATAATGCCCAAAAGATACTTTGGATCTTGTTCTGTAGTTCTCATTACTGGACTAAGAATCTTCATATATGTGTTGAAGAAGTTTAGCGACGAGTTGTCGTTCATATCATGTAATTCAATTGATATTGGATCCCAGGACACCCTTTTTGGGATATTTGTACGGAAGTTGTACATATTAACTTCTTCGTGGTCAATTTTATATTTCGGTCTATCGGCTCTTTTTAATAGGAACGTAAAGGTTGGATCAAACAAACCAGCAGTTCCAAATGGACCTTTAAATGTTATATCCATGAGAAACAAAAATTTCTGCTTGGGCTGAAATATTGTTACTAAGTCTTGAGCATAGGATCGTGTAAACTCAAGAGCAGATGGAATTTTGTTTCTGAAATCAATATCTGGAAGTCGTTTCTTACGAAGGAACGTTTCTGCAAAGATAATAAACCAATGCATCTTAACCAAATCTGCAGGAAGGCTCTCGTAGATTGTTACAGTTGGATACTTAATAAGGTTGAAAATGTAGTTAAGCGACTTAAATGGACCAAAATTTGCTTTTGATAGTTTCTCGTTAACAATTTGCATGAATAATGAACTAGCAGCAGCTACACCTGCATCAACAACTGGACCATTCTCTTGTTGCATAAATGGAATGTCTTCGGGATTAACTCCCATTGCCGATATTAGTTGCTTGTAACCTGTATTAAGAAACGAATCAATAGTACCTTGTGCTTTGGAAGCAGTGAAATCGTCGATAACTTTATCTACAGCCCCATTAACAGAATTATTAGCCTGAATCAATGTACCAGGATTAACAGGAACAAAAGAAGCTGGACTACTGTCACTTACAACTTGAAATGGATTTGCCATGAAGACTCCAATGTTTGCTGTATTTATCTATGGAATTAAAACAAAAAAGCCCACCGAAGTGGGCTTTTTGAACGTGTTTGTTATTATGATCCAACAGCAGGACCACCGAGTGCTGAGTTTCCAGATGTATTGAAGAAACGTTGGTATGCATGATCGAACCGAATCGTCAGGTTGATTTTCCATGTTTCATTTCCAGTACCATATGTACCATTGTTATAGTTAGCAGCTTGAATCCAGCAACCTTCATAGAACCAGATTTCAAGTGGAGCTTCGTTACCATCGAGAACGTCTAGCTGAACGGCGAATTTATATGAGTTACCATCAATCGCTGTTGCGAGCCATGGACCTTCGACACCAATTAAGAATTGTTGACGTTGGATTTGAGCTTGAATAATTTTGGACGCACTGCTTGTAATATCATCTTCAATGGTCATTGCAAGCGTTTCCCAAGTATGACGACCTGCAACCCAACCTCTTGAATTGTAACGGAACAATTCGACTTCTTCGAAAGTTAGATTTGGACGTGCTACTTCGATTGCTTGAACAGAAAGTGCTCTTGAGTCAGGAAGTCCACCAATGTTGTTAAAAAGCACTCTATATTTGTTAATCAGTTTTGGATGGAGAATCCCCGTTCCACCACCTGGAATTGGAACTCCGAAATCATTAATTGTTGCCATATTGCGTTTCCTTTTTGTGACCTATCACGATTATATATGTCAGTCGTCAAATCATTATGGAAGATCTGCACCAGTTGCTAGAATCCTAATTGGGACGTAGATAAATTCCACTGCCCTTGTTGGTTTTAGAGCAACATCGATGTAAAGTTCATTTCTATCAATACGATCTGGTGTATTGTTTGAGTCATCACAAATTGTTGCGAAGTCAAATAAACCACGTCGTGCTAAAATATCACCTAAGAAATTGTCGACTACAGCCTTAACGTTATTTCGTGTAATCTGATCGTTTGGCTCGAAGAGGAACGGTACAAGATTCTTACGAAGTTGTCGTTTAATGTATCCTAACAGACGTGACACATTGATACGATCCATTG